GGTGAGGATCCCGCCGCCCCCTCGCCTTTTCCCCCCAAGGGGGCCAGAAAGGTCCAGAACGGCCCTGTAGCGCTCCAAATGCACCCGGACGGGTTCGTGTATCCCAGATTGGAAACGGGCCGTCCTGCGGCGGTACGGGGGTCCTACGGGCAGGCCGCTAAAACGTGGCTGGCGGACGTGTTCGGCTTACAGTTGCGAGGCTGGCAGGCCTACGCCCTCGACCGGGCCCTCGAGCATGACCAGGACGGGGCCCTGATCTGGTCCACGGTGATAATCACGGTAGGGAGACAGTCGGGTAAGTCAGTTCTCTCCCGGGCGCTATGCATGTGGCGCATGCACCATGCCGACGTGTTCGGCGAAACCCAGACGATCCTCCATGTCGCCAACCGGCGGTCGACGGCGCTCGAAGTCATGCGCCCGGCCGGGCTCTGGTCCGTCGAGCATTACGGCAAGAAGGCCGCCAGGTGGGGCAACGAGAACGCCGGCATCGAACTGCCGTCCGGCGACAGGTGGCTAGTCCACGCCGCCAACGACTCGGCAGGCGTCGGCTACAGCGTCTCCATGGTATTCGTCGACGAGGCATGGAAGGTCAAACGGGAAGTCGTCGACGACGCGCTCGCCCCGACCATGGCAGAGCGGAACATGCCGCAGCTGTACCTGGTGAGTACGGCCGGGGACTCGACCTCGGACCTCATGACCGCCTACCGGCAAAGAGCCCTCGACCGGCTCGACGACACGGACCCCGGCAACGTGCTCCTCCTTGAGTGGTCGGCCCCGGCCGAAGCCGACCCGGACGACGTCGAGACATGGAAGTGGGCAAGCCCCGAATGGACCCCCAAGCGGGAGACGTTCCTCCGGCAGCAATGGGCCAACGTCGAGGAATCCGCCTGGCGCCGCGAGTACCTTAACCAATGGGTAGTCCGTTCTAACCATTGGCTGAAAGACTCCGTGTGGGAGGGCACCCTCGACCGTGACGCGCAGCTGCCCACCCAAGGCGTGTGGACCGTGGCCGTCGAGTCCGACTTTGACGGAATGGGTCATGCCGTGGCCATAGCCGCCATGGACGAAACCGACCGGTACGTCATCCGCGTCACGACCCACCGCACGATCCGGGAGGTCGACGAGCGGCTAGCTGCGATCCGCAAAGAGCATCCCTCCGTGCACGTCCTGGTAACCCCGACCTATGCCGAACGGCTACGGGAACGCTTCGATGGGCTCGTGGGCCAGCGGGAGGCCGTCACCGCGACCAAGGTCCTCCTCGACCTGTTCGACCAGAAACTGATCAGGCACGACGGGTCCCAGATCCTGCAAGAGCACCTAGGTGCGACCACGATTAGCAAGCGCTCGGGCGGCTGGGTCATGACCGCGCCTATGGGCAGAGGTGGCGTGTATGCGGCTCGGGCCGTCATGTTCGCCGTAGCGGAAGCCGCCAAGACCCCCAAGCCCGTCCCCATGATTCACACGCGGCGACGCGCCTAGCCCAAATAAACTAGTTCTATCGGGTCATGTGCTATAGGCTCGGGCCGTGGCGTTTCCCCGTTCACTCCGAGTTGTGAGGGACCAGTCCGCGATAGCGTCAGCTGCAGCGCAGACGCTGGAGGGGCCGGTCCCTCACGCTCGCGAATCCGGTGCCCTGGTCAACGCAATCGCAGCCGGGTATGGCGGCACAGTCCCCATGAATACGGCCCTTCAAGTGCCGGCATTCGTCAAAGCACTCAAGACGTACACGCACACGATCAGCGCGTTCCCGCTCCGCGAGTACGTCACAGACGGGCCGGTCCGCCCCCGGACTTTCCTCGAGCATCCATCCCAGACGATCCCCTACTCCGCCCTCATGCAGCGGCTGATTACCGATCTGTTGGCCTACGACCGGGCCTATTGGCGGATCATTTCCCGCACATGGGACGGATTTCCGGCCGAGATCGTCCCGATGCGCGTGCAAGACGTCAACGATCTCACCGGCGCCAACCTAGGCGTCGACGTCAATGCCTACCCGCCGTCCGACCCGTTCTATCATCTGTCGCAGCCCGTGCCCACCCGTGACGTGATCAAGTTTTACGGTGACGGCACGGGCGGCTGGCTCCGGGTCGGCTCGACCGCCATTAACACGGCCGCCGCCCTCGAGGCCGCTACCCTGCGCTACTCCGAAACCCCTATGCCGACCGTTGTCCTAAAGAACACAGGGGCGGATCTGCCCGCTGCCATGGTCGACGACATCCTTGAGGCCTGGGAGGCCGCCAGGGCGAACCGCTCAACCGCCTACTTGAACAGTGTCATCGATGCTGACCAGATGGGCTGGAATGCCCGGGACCTGCAGCTCGTCGAGGCTAGGCAGGCTTCCGCCGCAGCCGTGAGCAGATTCGCGAACTTGGATCCCGTATGGTGCGGAGCCGCCGTGCCAGGATCGAGCTTGGTGTACTCAAATAGAGTTGATTTGTATCGGCAATTGCTGGATCTGTCTCTTACCCCGGTCATGCTGAACGTGTCCGAGCGGCTGTCCATGAATGACATCACTCCTCGAGGGCATCGGGTCACGTTCGACACGTCCGTGTTCTTGCGCGGCAACCCTGCCGAGCTCGCTGGAGTGGTCGCCACCCTGCTGCCCCTGAACGTGATGGACCGCCAAGAGGCCAGAGACCTACTGGACCTCCCGACCCTGGGGATTATGGGATGAAGACCACCGAAGTAGACGCGGATATCGCGCTCGAGCTGCGCGAGACCGCCACCGATGACGGAGTGATCGCGACCGGGTACGGCCGCGCAGTTCCCTACGCCGACCCGACCGATCTCGGCGGCATCGCTGAATCGTTCGCCCCTGGCGCGTTCGAGCCCGACGACGTCGTCGGCAAGCCGTTCGCCTACCGGCACGGTGAGCCGATCGGCGTCATCACTGGGGCGTCGAACGAGCCCGATGGCCTGTACATCGATTTTCAGATCCTCGACACAGTCCAAGGCCGGGACGCTGCCACGCTCATGCGCGGCGGCGCCTCGAAGGGCCTCAGTGTCGGATTCAGCCCCGTAGAGAGCGTGTGGAACCGGGCAAAAACTGCCGTGCAACACACGCGGGCCCGCCTCCTCGAGGTGTCCCAAACCCACATGCCCGCCTATGCCAACGCAGGCGTAAGCGCGATTAGAGAGGAAATCCCCATGTCCGAGACCGTCACCACGGACGCGACCGAGGTTTCGGCCGTCGATGTGGAAGCTCGCGAAAGCCTTGCGTCAGTGCGCGAGACGATCGCAGCCATTGAGGCCCGCGCCTTCACCGCCGAGCCTGTTCACCCCCTCGCCCAGTTCCGCTCGTTCGGCGAGTACTCCCATGCCGTCATGAATGGCGATTTCGAGGCCCGCGCCCTGTTCGATCAGGTGCCGGCCAACAACCTTGGCGTCCTGCCCCCAAACTGGATGCTCGACGTCAAGCGCATCGTCGACATGGGCCGCCCGGCCATCAATAGCGTGGGCGGGCCCGAGTCGGCAGGCCCCAACGGCCTTGAGATGAATTGGCCGTACTACGCCGGGACCCTTACCGACATCGTCGAGGCCCAGGCCAATCCCAAGGACGAGGTCAACAGCGTCGCCATTGATCTCGACAAGGGCACCGCGACTCTCGCCACCTACGCGGCCGGTTCCGATATCGCTTACCAGCTCCTCCAGCGGTCGAGCCCGTCCTACTTGGACGCGCACAACCGCATCATGCTGGCCTCGTACAACACGGTCACCGACCGGGCCTTCACGCAGCAGTTGTGGACCGGTGCGTCTAACACCAACCTGTACAACCTTGCAGGCGACACCAACGGCGCACAGTTCCGTGAGGACGTGTTCCTCGCATCGATGGAGGTCGAGGACGCCACCGGCTCCCCGGCATCTGTCGTCCTGGCGTCGACGGCCCTCATGCAGGCCATCGGCGGTTGGTCGACGTTCCTGCCCGAGCCCTACGGTGTTCAGAACGTGTCCGGCGTGGCCACCGCGTCGACCCTGCGGGTCAACGTGTCCGGCCTCCCGGTCGTGCGCGCCAAGTGGCTCGACACGGACGAAGACCGCCACGCAATCGTCCTGAACGGTGCTGCAGCCCGTTGGGTCGAGGACGGCCCCCGTCTGGTGACCAGCGACAACGTCGCCCAGCTCGGCTATGACATCGCGATCTACGGCTACGCCGTCGCGGCTGTCTACGCCCCGGCTGGCGTCGTCCGGCTGGCCCAGAACTAGGCGGAAGGGCCCCGACAATGGCGCTCCTGGACGGACAAGAGCTCGCGGATGCGCTCGAATTGACGTACGCCGCGCCGCTCGACGACGTCCTCGATCAGGTCGCGGAAGCGGCCGACGACATTGTCGGGGCCCTGATCACCACGGCCGCCTACGCGGCCGAACCCGCCGCCTGCAAAGAGGCAACCCTTGCCGTAGGTGTGGAGATCTTCCAAGCCCGCACCGCGGCCGGTGGGCAGGCCGTAGCGGTCGATTTCACGCCCGGCCCCTACAGGCTGTCCGTATGGCTTACTAGGCGCGTAATGAGCCTTCTAGGGCCATACATGAATGTCGGGGGCATGGTGGGATGACCGCCCTCACGACGGAAGCACGGCAAACCCTAACGGCGGCATTTGCTGCCACAGGGCTAAAGGTCTATGACACGGTCCCGGCCGTGCCAGCCCCGCCATGCATAGTCGTGATCCCCGACACGCCCTGGCTGCTGCCCGAGCGTCTCGGCTCGACCCTGAACTACCGGGCCCGGTGGCGCGTCCTTGTCGTCATCAGCCCCCGCAACAATGCACAGGCAGTCCTCGACCTTGAGAACGCAGTCGATGACTGCTTGGGCCTCATACCGACCGGGTTCAATGTGGACCTTGTCAATCCGCCTTCCCTGTCCGATACAGGGGCCCAGGGCACCGTGTACACGGTCGAAATAGCCGTGTCGGCACATATGAAGGAGTAGAAATGGCAGTTGTCAGCGTGGCCGGCGCGGCGTTTACCGTCGACGTGGCCAGTGTCGCTTACGAGGATCAGGTGACTACGGGCACCGTGACCACCACCCCCACGATCGTTCGCACCCCGACCCTGTCGGACGTGTCATTCGTGCAGACCGATCTCAACAGCACGATTTCCATCGATTTCCTGTACGACGAGAACAGCGGCCTCTATGACGCCCTTCAGGTCGCTATCGCGGCCGGAACCGGCGTCGCAGTGGACGTGCGCTCCGCATCCGGCCATTGGGCCGGGAACGGCATGTTCATCGAGTCAGCCGAAATGAACGTCGACGCCGCGGGCGTCGCCACGTGTTCCGTAAGCTTCACGGGCACTGTCTCATTCTCGTAAACCAACCACCTAGTGAACGGGGAAGCCCATGTTTCCAATCCTGCACGTAAGCCTCGACGGCGCCGACCCGGTGACCATCGAAACCCAGTCCCTCGACTTCTGGACTTACGAGGACCTCGTGGCCAAGGATCCGAGGGCTAAGACTTCCGAGCACGGCATGAGGCTCTGCATTGCGTTCATCAACCTTGAGGGCCGCGACCCGAAGAACCTCGAGGAAGTCAAAATGTGGGCCCGGGAGCACCGGGCCCGCGTCGAGATTGGCCGCGACGTGGACCCTACCCAGTCGGATCACGGCGAAGGCTCCTAGTCCGCGTCGCCATCCGCCTGGGCAGGCCCATCGAAGAAGTGAAGCAATACGAGCCCGCCCTACTGGCCACGATCCTCGAGGAGTTGAGCAATGGCTAGCGCCAAGACGTTCGACACCTACGTCGAGGGCCTGAACGACGTCCTGCGGGCGTTCCGGGCGCTGCCGAAGGAAGCCTCGGCCGAGCTGCGGAAGTCGTCCAAGTCCATCGCCGAGCGGCACATGGCCCCAGCGTGGCGGGAAGCCGCCCTAAACGGCGCCGGGCCGTGGGGCGAGCAGATCGCCGCAAGTGTCAAGGCCGCCTCGGACCGCGTCCCGGCCGTTCGCATCGGCGGCAACCGAAAAGTCTTTTCTGGCGGGGCCAGCGCCACCATGGTCCGATACCCATCCGACTCGGGGCAGGCCCGCGACTCGTTCGCCCCGTTCGAGCGCACAGACTGGATCCGCGACGTTCGCGCCTATCAAGGCCCTGCCCTGCAAGAATGGGCACAGGCAGTCGACCGTATCGTCGCGAAGTGGAGCACCATCTAATGGCCAAGACCTTGACGGTGTACCTAGCGGCCGACCTCAAGAAGTTCAACTCCGGCATGGACGATGCCGCCCGCAAGGCTCAGGGCCTCGGGTCGACCATGTCCGGTATGCTCGGCCCCGCCCTCGTAGGAGCCGCCGCAGCTGCGGGAGCGTTCGCCACCAAACTGGCCGTGGACGGAGTCCAGGCAGCCGTCGACGACGAGGCCGCCTCGGCCAAGTTGGCGCAAACCCTCCAAAATCTCGGCTTCGCCCACGACACGCAGCCCGTCGAGGACTACATATCGACCCTCGAACGCTCGCTCGGCATCGCAGACGATGAACTCAGGCCTGCCTACGACCGCCTCGTCCGATCGATCGGCAACACGGAAGAAGCCAACCGGGCCCTCGCCCTCAGCCTCGACGTCGCCCAAGGCACCACCCGGAGCCTCGACTCCGTCGTCCAAGCGCTCGGCCGTGCCTACGACGGCAACACGGCCGGACTGTCCCGCTTAGGTGCCGGACTCGACAAGGCCGTCCTCGCCTCAGGCGATATGAACGCCATCACGGCACAACTCGCAGCCACATTCGGCGGCCAAGCCACCACACAGGCCGCAACCTTCCAAGGCCAAGTGCAGCGCCTGCAGCAGGCCGTCGACAACCTCGCCGAGGCATTCGGCGCCGGGCTCCTTGACTCTCTTGGGGAAACCAACGAGGGAACCGGGGACCTCGTCGACACGATGGAGAACTTTGAGCCCATCTTGCGTCTCCTCGGCCAGCGGCTAGGCGAAACCGCCGCCGGGCTCGGCAAGGTTGCCGGGCCGGTAGCCGATGCCGCTGACGGCATGCAGGAAGCCTCAGAAAGCACCAACTTTTTCGCCAGCAGCATTGACTACCTGGTCAACGACTTCCCCTTCCTCTGGAATGGCCTCCGCACTGTCTCCAACCTCGTCGGAGATGTCGCAGACGGGTCCGAGGACGCCTCGCTTAGCACGGCCGCCATGAGCGGGAGCCTGTACCGCTCGGCCGTTGCGGCCGAAAGGGCCGTGCCCGGGTTCGAGGCCATCGCCGGGGCCGTCGATGACATCGGCGCCGAATCCGAAGAATCAGCCTTCAAGGTTGCTTCCCTTGCCGAGGCTCTTGCGGCCGTGGGCGGCAATACCTTCAACTGGCGCCGCGAGGTGAATGGCGCAACCAATGACGCCCGCGACTTCGCCATCGAACTCAACTACAACGCCTACCAGGCACGCCGCGCCGCAGCCGCAGCCGCAGAAGCGGCCGCCGGGAACCGCTCCTACGGCGGCTCGGCCTCCACAGCCGCAGCGGAAACCGACCGCCTGACAGCCGCCGAGAAGCGCCTCCAAGCGGCGTACGAACGCCAGCAGGGCCTCATTAGCGAGACTCAAAGCAAGTTATCCAACTACCAAGGCCAACTTGAAAGCCTCACGAGCGCGGCCGAGGAATATGCCGACGTTATCCGAGGCGGCCTCGAATCGGCACTCGACCTGGGCAAGGCCTACGAAGCTCAGTTCAACAAGGAAGGCGAAGCCACCGGCATTAGCCTATACGAGGGTTTCCAAAGGCAAGTCGACCATCTGGAATGGTATGGCAACGTCCTCGGAGCACTCAAGCAAGAAGGCGCCTCCCCGGCATTCATCGCCGCCATTGCCGAGGAAGGCGCCGGGATCGGCGGGGCCCTCGGCCAGCAGCTTCTAGGCGACTCCATGGTCAAGGAACTTTCCGACCAATGGACAAACGTACAGGCCAAGATCACCACTTTGACCGGCGGGTTAATCCCCGAGTTCCTTCAGACCGGTATCGCCTCCGGCAAAGACCTCGTGACAGGCCTCACGCAGCAGCTCCAGAACGAGGTCGGCACCCTCGGCAAGATCGGCAAGCAAATCGCCAAGCCGGTCGGGGCCGAGTTCAAGGCCCAGATAGCCGCCGACATCGCCGAGGCCCTCAAGCAAATTGAGGCTGCGTCGAGCGCCGCCCGGGCCGAAAAGGTTGCCCAAGCCGAACGGCAGTCCGCCGCCCTCACGGAGCAGGCCGTCGCGCAGGCGCTAGGAAACATTATCGGCCGCTCGGACGCCCGAACCGGCCGATTCTCCATGGGCGTCCCGCTACAGGTCCTCCAGTGACAAGCCCGGTCACGGCCGTCACCGTCAACGGCGCCGCCATCAACCTCGACGGCATCGAATACTCTGTCAGCGTTTCCCACGGCCGCCCTGATGTGCTGTCCCAGTCCGGCCCGTCAAGCGCCCAAATCATCCTGTACGGGCCGCCTAATGTGCCCGTGCAGATCGCCGACGAGCTGAAGATCCTGGCCTACAGCGACAGCCGGTTTACGGGCACGATCACAGACGCTAGAACCGAGTTCCTTGGGCCAATTGGAGGTGTATCTCGAACGACCCTGACCGCCATCGGCGAACTGTCGAAACTGGGAACCCGCCTGGTAGACGTCGACTTCCCGCACGAGATGGTCGACGAGCGCGTCGAGACCATCCTCTCCGCAACCGGCTTGGACTACCTGAACGGGGCCACCGACACCCTCGAGCTGTTCGCCGTGTCCGAGGACATCCCACAGCCCGCTCTCGGGCTTCTCGACCAGTTGGCCCAATGGTCGGGCGGCACATTCTTCGACACCCCCGACGGCCGCATTGTTTTCGAGTCCTACGGCGTCAGGGGTCAGACCGCGAACCCGGGCAACTGGGCAATGCAGACACAGCCCTGGTCGGCCCTGACCCGCGAATGGGATTCCTTCCCGACGAGCCTTGCCGCCCTCCAAATACCCGCAAGCAGCGTGGTCTATGCCCCTACATGGTCGAAGTCGCAGCAAGGCCTCGTAAACCAGGTGGCCCTGACACACGGGAACCCGCCCGCCGTCCTGACCTACACCGATTCGGCATCGGTCACCGCCTATGGCCTCCGAGCCACCGAAGTGACCACGGGCCTAAGGAAGACGGCGGACGCCAACGCTCGAGGGGCCGCCATTCTCCTCGCCCAGGCACAACCGCTCTGGGGCCTGGGGCAGGTCTCTGTCCTAGTCCACACCCTCGACGCGCCCACCCGTGATCTTCTCATGGTCGCCCAATCGGGGACCACTATTAGCGTCTCAGCATTGCCGGCCGAGGGCCCGTTTACCCAGTTCATCGGCATTTGCGAGGGATGGACCGAGATCTACACCCCTGGTCAGCACATCCTGACCCTCAGTCTGTCCGACCCGCGATTCTCATACCAGACAGTTACATGGGCGGACGTGCCTCCTGCGCTAGTCTGGGAGGACGTGAACCCGGGTCTGGAGTGGTACAACGCCGTCACCGCCGACGACCTCGAAGCCGCCTAGGAGGCCCCATGCCAGGCACAACCCCCGTCTACGGGTTCCCGTACCCCGAGCCCACGGACCTCGTCGCCGACTACCCGGCGCTTGGCCAGCAGCTCGCCGAGGACATCGAAACTGTCCTCCCCACCGTGAGCGGGATGTCCCGGGTGACGTCGCAATCATTCACCACCGCCTCAAGCGTGTCCGTAAACAATTGTTTCACGAGCACCTATAGGAATTACCGAATCCTGATCAACATAACGGCGGCTAGCGCGACCGACACTCGCCTTCTGCGCTTACGCGCAGCAGGATCGGACAACACATCGGCCAACTACTACTGGGGCGGTGTGCAGCAGGCTGGCGTCAATGATGCCACGATTTACAACATCCGCTCCGCCGGCCTAGCGACCAGCCACCGACTCGCCTACAGCGCATCGAATTGCCTCATAGCGCTAGACGTCTTTTCTCCTCAGGAAAGCGTTGTAACGTCTTTCTCCTCGCAAGGGGTAGGCGCTACCGGGGACGTATGGACCGAATGGGTTGGCGGCCGTTCCAGCGTTACGACGTCATACGACGGTTTCACTCTGTTCCCCAACAGCGGAACGATCACGGGAACCCTTAGCGTCTACGGACTCCGGAACTCCTAGAAAAGGAATATGCCGCATGGACGTTACCGAGATCGACGTGGCCAGTGGAACGGTGATTGAGAGGGACTTCACGCCCGAAGAACTGGCGCAGCGAGAAATAGACCGGGCCGCTGCCGAGCAGGCCGCCCAGGCCGCAGCCGACAAGGCAGCAGCCGACAAGGCCACCCGTGATGCCGCTATCGCCCACGCCAAGTCCCTCGGCTTCACCGACGCCATGATCGCCGTGATGTACCCCAACCTAACGATGGAGGCCTGAGATGGACGACCTGACCCCTGAGACCCCCGAGGTCGAGGCCGAGACCGTCGAGGCCGAGCCGAAGGCCAAGAAGAAGGTCCCGGCCAAGCCTGCCAAGGCCGCCACGTCGAGCAAGACCGAAACCGCCCGCGCCCGCGTCCTGGCACAGTTGGCCGCCCGTCAGCCATGATCGACGAACCGGGGGACGTGGCCGCCCTGGTGACCATCGCCGTAGCCATCCTCGGGGCCCTCGTGTGGCTCATCAAGGCACAGGTGAGCCTCTCCAAGGAATTCCAGCGCAACGGGGGCTCGAGCACGAAAGACGCCCTATTTCGCATCGAGCGTGACCTGACTCAGATTCGTGAGCGCCTCGACGCCCATATCGACAACCACCACCGGGGGTCTTGATGATCGGGAAATGGCTGGCAGACACGTGGGAAGGGTCAGTCGTCAAGATCGCCCTGGGTGCTGCCTTGGGCGCCCTCGGCTCATATCTGGCAACGTCCGACGTTCACCCGCTGATCGTGGCCGTAGGGGCGGCCGTCATCCCGGTCCTCATCAACGCGCTGAACGGCCACGACCCACGCTACGGCCGGCAGTCCGTTCTCATGCCGGAGGATATTGCCCGGGCCACAGAGCTTGAGATCGAAGGAGAGTAGCCATGGCCCGATTGGTAGCGGCCGGTGTCGAGCTGCGGAAGCAGATTGACCGTAGGTGGCCTCGTCGTGACCGTCGTAGTGATGGCTGGGTTGCCGATGCGAGGCACTTGGCGAAGGCAAAGCCCGGTCATCGTGGCAGCGATCACAACCCCGATGCCCGGGGCTGGGTTCACGCCCTTGACATCGACGCCGACCTCGATAAGCAGGACCCTAAGGCCGCGCAGCGCCTCGCTAACCAGTTAGTTGAGTACGCCCGTTCCGGCCTGCCCGGCTCGGACCGGATCAAGTACGTGGTCTTCAATGACCGGATTGCGTCCGGCACGTACAAAAACACCTGGTGGGAATGGCGCGGTTCCGGCTACGGGCACCGGCATCACATACACGTGAGTTTTACGGATAAGGCCCCCGTCACGGGGCGCCGTCCGTTCCCTTTGCCCATCCTCGACGGAAAGGCCGACGCGGGCGGGCACGTCAAGACCCGCCCGTGATAGATGCGCTCATCGGGGCCGCCCTCGAGGCCGCCAACGATGAGTGGAGAGCTGATCGGCCCTCCCGCTCGATCCATGCCGCCGTCATGCGGCAGGCTTCAGCCATCCCCGGCTCCTGGCGGCCTTTTGCCGAATGTGTCTCCGAACGTGAATCATCCGGCTCCTACAGCGCCCGTAACCCGTCTTCGAGCGCTCAGGGCCGGTGGCAGTTTCTAGACATCTCATGGCGGCAGAACGGAGGCCTACACTTCATGGTCGCCAAACGCCTCCGAGCGTTCGGCCTTCCCTCGACAGTTGCGGCCGACGTCCGCCAGTACCTCGCCGACACGCCGATAGCCGAATGGCCGGGCGCATATCAGGACACGGGATTCGTCGCCGTGATACTTTCCGGGGGCTGGCAGCACTGGAAAGGCGCACACTGCGACCGCCTGGCGCCATGAAAGGGGAAACCATGAACGGCCTCACTGTCACCCGACGCGGCTACCTTGTCATCATGTTCCTATCCCTCACCGTGGCCGGGTTCGTCGGCTGGCTAGAAAACCTGTAACCCACAAGCCGGGAGGCCCGGCCTACCGCGACCAAGACGCGGACCAGCGGCACCCCCTTTCGCCGCCCGGGCCTCCCACCATCACAAGGGGAAACGATGGACACACTTTTCGATGAGACACCGGCCGCCCGGCAGGACGTACACGCATGCACCGGCCCCGGCTGTCACTTCTGCGAATGGCTTGACGGTCGAGCTGCGAAACGCAAGGCCACAGACGCCGTCCGCTTCGACCCACGCTGGCGGCACGAGGCCAACGAATGGCGCCGGCAGCACATAGGCGCCCGGGTAACGGCCGACGACCTCATTAACGCTATCGGCCTCCCTGACGGCTCCCCGAACCAGATCGGCGCCCTGTTCCGGCAATGGGCCCACATGTTCATGTGCCGTCAGGCCGGGACCGTAGCCTCAGGCCGGGCCTCGAACCACGCCCGCCGCGTCATCATCTGGGAGGTCACAGCATGAGTTTCGCCGAGGGATACGTAGACGTGGCGGCCCGCATAGCGGAGTTCTACGCAAAGCACCCCGAGGGCAGCCTGCAAATGGACCAGCCGGAGTGGGTCGAGGTCGAGGGACAGCGCTACATCATGGCCCGGGCCTACGCGTACCGCTCCCCTGATGACGTCCGGCCTGGCATTGGATCAGCATGGGAAGCCGTGCCGGGCCGGACCACCTACACCCGGGGATCCGAGCTGATGAACCTTGAAACGTCGTGCTGGGGCCGGGCCATCGCCGCCCTAGGCATCGCTACCCGCCAGGGCGTCGCCACGGCGCAAGAGGTTGAGGCCGCCAAAGAGCGCCAGTCGTTCCCGCCCCCCGCACCGCCCAAGAATGGCGCATGGAGGGACCAGCCCGTCAACGAGAAAGGCGTAGCCATGATCCACGCCGCCTCGAAAAAGCGCGGCCTAGGCGAACTGGACTGGTACGCCATCGGCCAGCAACTCGGATGGGAACTGCCACCCGAGGGGCTTACGAGCCTGACCGGGGGGCAGGCCAAGGATCTCCTCGACATGATCGACAAGCGACCGGAGGCCACCGATGGATGAGCAGATACCCGACCCGTACCTCGACGAGCAGGTCCAGGGCGAGGACTACATCATCGAACAGCGCATGAAGGCCTCAATAGCCGACTATTACCGGGCCAAGCACCCGCACCTACGGCAGCAGCCGTGCGACCCGTGGACCTATGAGAGGGGAAACGATGTCTAGACCGTTCATGCCGCTAGTCGTCAGCGTGTGCAGTGAATGTGAGCAGCCCGTCCGCGACCTCGTCGAGGAAGCCTACGAGGCTGGACGCCAGGCCGCCCTACTGCAAGCCCGCATCGGTAACAAGTATTGGGCCAAGGACCTCGAGCAGCTCATGTACCCGCCTTGACAGGCCGGTGCCGAGGCATACCCCGACCGGCGTAGTGAGCGCGGGGGAGAGCGTTGACCAGAATGACGGAGGAAACAGCACTGGTCCGCTGAAGGCCACCATCCCTTAGGTAGGGGGATACTGTCTGAAACGCAACCACCCGAGCCGGGCGGGATCGGGCCCCGTAGGGGAACGAGCCCGAGACCGACCGGCCACAACCCAAGGGGAAACACAATGGAACTCGACGCACACTGTCGACGCACCGGCTGCCACTGCGACCACGTCATCTGTTACCGGGGATGGATCGACACCACCGAAACCGTCAACGGCCGCGAACACGACGTCACTAACCCATGCCAATACTGCCGCCCAAGCCTCCACGAACGACACTGGAAGGCCCAGGCCGCCCTAGCCAAGGGCTACCCCGGCGAAGCAGTTCACCGCATCCTCAGGACTACAGCCGATGTCAGCGCCTAACCCACGCTCGACACCCGCCTACCGCGCCTGGGTCAAGCACGTCCTAGCCAACTGCGAACCCGTCTGCATCCGCTGCGGATACCCAGTCGACATGGACCTACCACGCTCCCACCCCCAAGGCGCCAGCGCCGACCACGAACCACCACTAGCCGAGACAGGCGACCTTACCCCCGGACTCGACGGGGCAGGCATAGCCCATCTCCAATGCAACCGAAGCCACGGCGGCCGACTGGGCTCGGCTCGAGCCCAGGCACGACGCACGACCGGCACACGATCGACCTCGACGACCAAGAAACCCTTGACCCGTTCTTTAGACTCCGACAGCACCACTCCCGCCGCCCC